TATTAGATAAATCATTTCAACAAAATTATTTAATACCAGCAATAATAATGTCATTTGTCTCAATCATAATTTTATCATCGAGACCATTATTTAGTAAAAAGGGTTATATATTCAATCATTTTGTATGGTTACTATTCATAGCATCTATATCTATAACATTATACCCCTATTTTAAAAGTTATGAATTTTCAGTTGTCTTACAAAAATCATTCATTATGACATGTATCTTATTTATATTTATGACTACAATTGTATTCCTTATACCAAGTTTAATAAAGGGAACTTATAAAAAGGTAATGTTAGGTTTAATGATAGCGTTGTTTTCTATTATAATAACCGAATTTTATTTAATAGTTACAAATCAATATACTAAAAATATTTACTCTATAGTATCTTATATTGTAATAATTTTATTTTCACTTTTTATTGTCTATGATACATCTCGTTTAAATCATTATGCTACTATATGTATGAATTCTCCGAATTATCCATTGGTATCAACAAATTTATTTCTTGATATTTTAAATATATTTGTAAGATTTATGGGAATTTCTAAATAATATACGCTAACTTCATATGTATTATTTTAATATATTCCAACAAAAATGGTAGATATAACCATCATAATGGGTATACATATATTTTTCACTTATAATATGATAATTTACAATATAGGCACCAAAGGTTGTTCCTAATAAAGACCCTATAATAATCCAAAATGAAATTTTCATATCAAAATGTCCTTTTTTGTAATATAACCAAAGACCTGGAAAACTTTGAGGTATTAATTGTATACCTGTAGCGACCGATGTTTTAATGGGAACACCCATGATAATTAAAATAGGCATGAGTAAGCTACCCGCTCCAATTCCAACAGTTCCCACAGAAATGCCTGTTATAAATCCAATCAAGGAATATATACATGCATATAACAACACATTTAAAATAACAAATTTTGTTGTTATATGGATTCAAAAATATAAAACAATCAATAAAGAGTGATTTGAAACTCACTTGAAAATCAGAAAAAACTAATGTAGAATATCAATATTTTGTATTCTTTCAATATTTGAAAAATCGGTGTAATTCCCAAGAAATCCGAAATATAATAAATTTTAATGAAAAAAAACGTTTTATCTAGAACGAGTAGTTCCAAAATCGGTTGCTTTTTAATGTTTTTAAATTCATAATATATTATGAATTTAAATTATCTCTTAAAGAATCAAAGAATCAATAAAGGTTTAATTGCTGTAAGCTAGACCGCCCATGCCGGACATAATTCTTAGAACGTTGTAATTTCTAGCATAAACACGGACTTTGGCGGTGTTGGTGCCTTCGACGGTAGCATTCGATAATACAAGTTGTAGAGTTGCGTTATCAATGCGACTGAAATTGCAAGTGCCCGATGGTTGTTGTTCTTCTGGGCGTAGAGCGAACGAGTAAAGATTAATACCGGTATCTGGCGAACGAGTGTGGTGTTGGAAAGGTTGGACTTGGTCGAAGTAAGTGCCTTCACGCTCCGAGAAGCGGTCTTGTCCGTTCAATTGGAGTTTGGCAGTTACGACTGGATTTTCGCCCCAGCAATGCATGTCAAGGGAAGTTTCAGCTAATACAAAGGTGCCGGCATCAGATACACCCGAAGCGCTTACAGATCCACCATTTGTAGCCCAATCAGCAGCTGCATCGGCACCTAACGACCAACCAGCCGAGAGGGAATCTACATTAGGAGCTTCAGCTTGTTGGAATAGACCCGAAGCACCAATGAAAGCGTTAGAACCTTGAACGGAATCATCCGAGCCAAATGCTTTAATCGAGTTTGGTAGAGCATCAATAGCGTCGGTGTAATTGAATGGTTGAGCTCCAAGTGCTTTGAATAGAGTAGTGTCGCCTTGAGTCGAAGCGCAATAATCTACATTGCAATCTGGTTGGACAACCCAAATTAATTCTTTGCATGGGTGGTTAAAGTTGAGTCTGATTTTATTAGACGACGACCCAACCGATTCCGAACCGGTGAATTGTAGTTGTTCAATGAGGTATTCTGCTGGGTTTTGTGCCATGCGTCGGCGTTCATCGGTGTCTAAGTAAATGTAATCAACGTAAAGCGAAGCCGAAACAAGCGATTGAGCATAAGCACTAGTTACTTTTACATCGGAACTCGAACTTGGCGATAGGTCACTGACCGCCCACAAGCATTCATCAATCGCACGAAGGTCAAGATTAATTTTAACTTCGTGGTATTGAAGAGCAATGAGTGGAAGGGCAAGTCCTGGGTTGGTGCAGAACCAAAATTGTAGAGGAATGTAGAGAGTCGATTCAGGTAAAGCATTGCGAGGAGCGCATACTTGTCTTGGTGCGTTGGAGTCACATGGTCCATCGACATCAGCGAAAGATGGGTCAGTCATGAAAGTGAGTTGGGTGGTTTGACCAACCATCTTTTTGTAACCAGCTTCTTGGTTTTTGTCGAGAGTCAATTGGCACCAAATTTGCATCCAGTCGCCATAGTGTTTATCAATGCGTTGACCACCAATTTCAACTTCGACTTGTTCAATCAATTGATGACCAGGGAAATCTAACCATCTAGCATAAACTGGACCATTTGCGTTTGCGTTTTGATTAATTTCTGGCAAGGTTACTTGTAGGTAAGTGCGGTAAGCAAGGTCGCCATTGCGGGAAATGGTGCAATTGACTCTGCGTCCAAAATCGGCTTGACCATTGAAAGTTTGTTCAATGGATTCCATAGCAAAGTTGCTATGTCTGCGGTAAGTTACTTTCCAGAAGGTAATTTGAGGATTACCGGTAAGATATACATCTTGTGCCCCATAAGCTACTAATTGCATAAGTCCGCCACCCATTCTATAAATTAGTAAAAGAAAAAAAAAATAGATTTTAATTTAATTCAATGATTTTTTAACTTATATAATTTCATACTTTTTTTAAAACTATAAATAGATAGTTAATATATAAAACAAACTATTTATTTATAGTAATGAACACAGATTTAACAATTGATAATTTATATACAAACTATCTAAATGAATTAAATCACAATGAAGAAAAAATAAAGTATAATATTTCTAAATATATAGATGATGAAGAAAAGCAACAAAAAGAAATCATTAAATTAAAACAATTAAGAAATAAAAAAAAAAAATATTTTTTAAATAATTCAAATGATTTATTTAATTATTTTGAATGCAAACAACAAATTGAAAAAAATAAAAATCCTAAAAAATTTATTCAGCGTTTTTTTAATAGAGAAGAAGATACAAGCGTAAATTCACTAAATAAAAGCATACAAAATTATATAAAAAAAAATAATTTTGTAAATATAAATATAAATGATTTCATGTATGATAACAATATTTGTTCTAAATGTAAAAAAGGAGAAATGATTAAACTTATGGTAGAAGGTATTATTATATGTAATAATTGTTTTAACAATGAAACATTTTTTGTAGATAATGACAAAACATCTTATAAAGACCCTCCTAAAGAAATATCATTTTATGCGTATAAACGAATCAACCATTTTAGAGAAATTTTGTCTCAATTTCAAGCAAAAGAATCAACTGATATTCCTCAAGATATTATAAAGCAAATTGAGTCTCAAGTAAAAAAAGAGCGTATTGAATTATCTGAATTAACCAATAAAAAAACAAAAGAAATACTAAAGAAGTTAGGATACAATAAATATTATGAACATATACCTTTTATAAAAGATAGATTAGGTATAAAACCACCTGTAATGAGTCCAAAATTAGAAGATACATTATGTAATTTATTTATGGATATACAAATACCTTATTCTAAATTTTGTCCAAATGATAGAGTCAATTTCTTGAATTATTATTATACCTTATATAAATTGTGCGAATTATTAGGAGAAACCACCTATTTAAGTCATTTTCCTATGTTAAAAGACCAAAAAAAAGTAGAACAAGATGAAATATGGAAAAATATATGTATGGAATTAAATTGGGATTTTATCCCAACCTTATAATTCCTAAAGATTTATAAGCCACCTGGAAATCCGACAAGATTCGCACCTATACCAAATCCAGCGCCAGTTCTAGCATTAGCACCCATAGTAGGTATATATGTATCTAAAATGCTAAATGTTGCTGCAGCAACAAGAGCAATCCAAATAATTTCATCTAATTTTAAACTTTGTTTAGGTATAGCATAAGCCGCAATAGAAACCATGAAACCTTCGACTAAATATTTAATAATTCGTTTTATTAACTCTTTGACATTTAACATTATATAATTATTAAATAGAAAAAAATATATATAATAGAAAAAAATATATATAAACAAAATATAGTTATAATAGTAATGAATAACGTTGATTTATTAGATGAAGATAGACCCATTGCGGAACAAAAGTTTGTATGTTTGTCTTTTGTATCACCTGAATATTTAATTAAACAAAAGGAACAATTTTATTTTGAAAAATTTGTCTCTCAATATGATACAACTAAATCGATGACTAAGTTTAATGAATTTATTAATTTTATTTCTTACAAATATAATATTTCGAGCGAAGAATTAATAAAAGAATATGAATCATTTGTTGACACATTTAAAGACAAATTACAAAATGATGTTACAGATGATTATAAAAATTTTATGGATAAAAATGAAGAACTATTAGAAAAACAATTTTCTAAAGAGCATTCTTTTCAAACTTCTGTAAGAGGATTAAAAGTAAGAGGTGTATTCCCTACCCAAGAAGAAGCCGAACTTAGATGTAAAATGTTACGAGAATCTGACCCAAATCATGATGTATATGTTGGTCCTGTAGGAACATGGCTACCTTATCACCCCGAAGCCTACAAAACCGGAAACGTTCAATATTTAGAAAAAGAATTAAATGATTTAATGCACGAGAAAAAGAAAAATGAAGATAAAGCCAAACTCAATTTTGAGACAAGAGTTAAAGAATCTAAAGTGACCGCAATTGAAAATAACATGAAAAAGGCGAAAGAATTTAATAATAAATTAACCCAAAGTATAAATGAAAAAGGTGAATTAGTATCGATTGAAAATATGAATACCCAAGAAAAAACTTTAGGAGTGAATGCTTCCCTAGAAGAAATTCGTAAAGAATTATTTGAAGAAGAAGACCCAATAAATAAATGATTACTATATACATGTCTCATTTGAGCATACCCATAGAAGATATATCATTAGTCACCTTGTCAAGAACTGTCTACATAGAAGACATATCTTCCATAAGATGGAATGATGTAGATATAAGTGATTCATTACCCGAAGAATTTCCACAAGGGAATCCAGAATATATTGCTTTGGCTAGAGTAAGAGAATATAAGAATAGAGAAGGAATAAACATTTATAACAATGTATTTTATAGAACCACTAATGGTCGAATTCGACGCGAATCTATAAATTTTGATACTATAAATTATGAACAACGAAAAATGAGAAGAAAAGCAGAAGTATTACGTTATAAAGACAATATGTTTGTGCGTCCTCATCCTCAACCCGTAAAAAAAATAAGTCAATCCCAATTAAAACAATTAAGCATGATTCAAAACATTACAGCATGTACTACACAAAAAGGGTCTTGTAATGCTATTATATATGATACAAATATTCCATTTCTAGATAAATTATAATCATTCTCTTAAATTAGGAAACATACACATTTCTAAAGATGGAAATATTTC